CCCCCATCGAACGCGGCCTCGCCCCGGAAGAGATCGCCGCCTACAAGGCCCTTCGGACGTACAGCCCGACTACGGTTGTGAGCAATGACGCGGGGTGCCATATGGAGACAACCTATACCGCTGATACCAAGACCTATATCGACAACAAATTTGCAGCCCTTAATAAGACCATCTTAGATGCAGTAGGAGGTACATAATGCATGAGATTATAAGAAACGTAATCCAGTCGGGCAGCTATGAACTGATGGATATTCTGAAAAAGATCGATACCATCTGGCTCCAAGGCGCCCTCACGGATGAGGAGCGCACGGAGCTGGTTGATCTGGCCCGTACCCGCGCCGACCCGGAAAACAGTTATGCCCCATTGCAGAAACAGATCGACACCCTGTACACGAACATGACTGAGATGGGAAAGACAATCCTCAGCCTGACGGGCCGGATCGCCAAGCTGGAAGGCGGCAGCGTCACCCCGCCGGAGACGGAGGAGTACCCCGCATGGGTACAGCCCACCGGGGCACATGACGCTTATAGCACAGGCGATAAGATGACTTACACGGACGGCAAGCGGTATATCTGTCAGATGGACGGCTGTGTATGGGGGCCGGATGCGTACCCGGCAGGCTGGAAACTGGTTGAGTGATGGGAGGTGAGCTCATGGGACTGATTACA